ATCGTCATTTCTAAAATATCTATTCCCGAATAAAGTTCGACTATTGCTCCCAAGTAATGGGAAGTCATCTCCTAATACACCTATTTCAAACTTAGCCTGTTCTCCCACTAAGTAAGTATTTAAGCCTTCCCATGACAGTCCATAACCCAACTCTATCTCTTCTTCACTACTATAAGACTTTATTTTCATCATTTCAAAGGTCAAATTCGGTGAAAATGATTTTGTACTTGGAATCTCTTCGCCCTCAAAGTTCAGTAAGTTCTCATTTATAGATTCTACGCTAATGTTTGACAGATATTTGTTGTGGAAACCTGACTTATAACAGATTCGACCATCTACGACTGCAAGTGCTGGTTTCGAGCTAAACTTCTTATCATATTCATAGTACAAGTGAGGGCAAACTAAAACTAGTTCAGACGGCATCTCTATATCTGACCAGTCATTTCTCTCTACGAGCCATAGTTGATATTTTCTGAAATATGCAATTGCAAGCATTTCCTCAAATGACTTATCAATGTGAATCTTATCATGCAATACTATTTTATTATAATCTACAAACATGCAATTCTTTCCAGATCTAATTACCATATTCTCATCATCGTACATGTAGGTTTTAACTGTGCAACTAGTGTCCAGTTTCCTCTGATATTCGTTTGCAATAAAAAGATAGTCCAGATAATAAGATACAACATTTGATCTATATGGATGTGAGTCAAGTAATATATGAACACTCTTTCCTCCTATACTTAAGCTCTCTTTGTACTTTTTATAATTAGTATCACTTAAATGCTGTTTAGCAAGCGATAATACTTTTGCACAAGTATGAATTTCATCTTCCCTGTTCACTCTGTAGCTTATGTTTTCAGGCCTGAATGTTCTCTCACCAACTGATACTGATGATATCTTCCCCAAACTGACTTTGCCTGTTATGGATGGGGAATACTGTTTTAAGATTGTCGAGGTCAGCTCATACATGTCTAATTTAGAGGGATCAGGTATGAATTTATTAAGATGCAAATAACTAGGTTTTGCATTTCTGACATTGAGGAACTTATAAATTTTATTAACTTCTAACTTATAGTCAGATTCCTTAATGCCAGGAATTCTTGAAACATCTTTCTCTAACATGTCAGTTTCAAATTTCAATCGTTTTTCATCAACTCTTTCAGGTACATTTATATCCAAGTTAAGTAAGTTTGAGAGAGCATACTTCAAGTATCTATATGAATTACCACCTGGAGATAAAACATTTATCATGTTTACTTGAGAAGAAGAAACGTGCGTTCTACATACATTGCTAACCGTTATTTCTAACATCTTCTCAAGATTGAGTATAGATAGTAATGTGGGAGAAGATTTGACTAAATCTTCATAAATGTTATTTTCAACTTCTTTGCTGTCCTCTATTATTTTTACAAATTCCCAAAATGTTACGTTTTTATCTTGATATTGGTAGGAAGCTTTGTCCCAGGTCTGCTGAATCCTAGCATACATTAATCCTTCAGGTGCAGTTGAATAAGATTTAGCCAGGGATGGACTAAATAGCAAGTACCTAGCAACTTTTGCTGCATTATCTAAATCCAGTTCTGACAAGTAGAGGGGCATCCATCTTTCCTCTGGAAGCAAATTGACGTATCTGTATTTTTTCCTGATATGCCTAATTAGTCCCTTGTTTGGCATGCTTGAGCTAGGAATAGGTAGAAAATGATTATATAGTTCAGATGGAGATGTTTCAGATATATCCTCAAAGAATTGACTTACACCTATCAGTTTTGACACATTAGATTTATTTTCAGAGTAGTTTAGTATGTCATGAGCTTTACATCCTAAAAATAGTAAGTAAATAGGATGACATGAAAATATCCCTCCCATCTCAACTAGATTTGTCTTAGTATTACGAAATTTATCATGGCCACGCATGCCCGGTAACATTGAGTACAACCTTAATACATAATTATTAGCATATCTCATCATGAAACAGCCCAAACTTGATCCAATATTCATGCGAAGAGTTGTCCTAATTCTTTCCATGACGGAATACATATCTGATGGATATCCATTACCCGTCAGGTCCCCGAAAATTCCTAATACGAATTTGGATTTAGGAATAAATAGAGACCCGTGGAACTGGAAATTAGACAAATATTCCGATACGACCCCTCCATAAAAGGACTTTCTCTTATTAGGTCGAATTAGAAATTTCTCTTTTGCCCAATACAAGCACTTAATAAACTTTGAATAAGAGTCAGATATCTGGTCTTTAGTTTGATCTTCGATATCAAAGGATAGACGATGTCTACTGTCATCAGAGTGGACAGCAAATTTCACTTTTATAATACTCTCCTTTTCATAAACTCTTTTGAACATGGCCAAAGCTAAACAGTAGCATAAATAATGTTTTAGAGAGGATAATTTATTAAAGAATCCTTGAGGCCATCCCATAGTTAATCTTAACTTATCAGATTCTGACTCCCTTGACAAATAATCAGAATAATTCTTTTGGTAATGAACATCCCTCTCCTTCATGCTTTCGAGATAACTACTTACGATTGTTTTTGTTTTTTCTGGTACATTTTTATTTATCTTGTTCCATATTGACGATAGTATATTTGGATTGTCACCAGTTGACCACTTTGATGCATCTTCGCTACCTAAATAATTCTCCCAACCCTTTTCCTCTAATGATAATGACATTTGAGCTTCCGTTTGCATGACTAGTATTTTTC